AGAGTCGGCGAAAACCAAACAGTGTTGTTTCGTTTCATCGCTGGCATCTTATGCCGCTAATTTCGTTTCTATAGCCAGTGATGCCAGCAAGTTGCAAAGGCATCACAAATGTACGCTTCAAGAATCGCGAAAGCCCGCGAACAAGTTCAGGCTCTACTCACGGAAGCAAAAGCCATTACCGCTGTTGCTGAAGCCGAAAACCGTGACTTCAACGCAGACGAAACCGCTCGTCTCGATTCCATCACCGGCGACTCCGGTGAAATCACTGCTCTGACTGCAAACATCGACAAATGGTCGAAAGCAGAGTCGGCAATCAATACAGCTATGGCTCAAGTCAATGCGATCCAAGCAAATCGCGACTTTGGTATTCAAGCACCATCGGCAACGCCAGTAATCCGCGTTCCTGCACGAGCCAAACGCACTTCAGCATTAACCGCATTTGCCAACAACGACGAAGGCGAGCGAGCCGCATACGCATCGGGCCAATGGTTGCGAGCTGTTGTAGGCAAGAGTCCAACTGCACGCCAATGGTGTGTCGATCACGGCGTATTGAACGCTATGAGCGAAGGCGACGATCTCAAGGGTGGCAATTTGGTTCCGCCTGAAATGGAATCGGCCATCATCAAGCGAATGGAAGATTACGGAGTGTTTCCACGCTACGTTCGCCAAACAACGATGGCATCGGAACAGAAAACAATTCCACGCCGTTTGTCTGGCTTGACTGTTTATTTCCCCGGCGAAGGCAATGCCATCACCGATTCGGATGTGACATACAACCAAGTCAATTTGACTGCTAAGAAAGCAACAACGCTTACAAAGCTTAGCAGCGAACTGAACGAAGACTCGATTGTATCGATTGCCAATGAAGTGGCTGACGAAATCGCTTACGCTCACGCGGTCAAGGTCGACCAAATCGGCTTCTTGGGCGATGGGACGAGCACATACGGCGGCATTGTCGGTCTAGATAATGCCTTGGCCGCTGGTGCCATCTCTACAGCTACTAGCACGACCATCGGTGCTTTGACTTTGATTGAGGCTGAAGCATGCGTTGCCAAGCTGTTGCAAGTTCCTGGTATTCGTCCAGTTTGGTTTGTCCACTCTGCGATTTTCTGGAACGGTCTTGCACGTTTGCAAGTTGCTGCTGGCGGAAACGCTGTTATGGACGTTGGCAACGGTCCTGTTCCTCAGTTCCTTGGTTATCCAGTTGTGTTCACGCAAGCCCTTTCGAGTGCTGGAACGACTGGCACCACTTGGGGATTCATGGGTGACTTGTCGCTTGCTGCAACGATGGGCATGCGTCGCGGGTTGTCGATTGCTACCGACTCCAGCGTGTATTTCGCGACTGATCAAATCGCAATTCGCTCAACCTATCGCTACGACATCTCGATTCACGAAGCTGGAACGGCTTCAGTAGCTGGACCAATCGTAAAGTGCAAGCTTGGTTAATCCCTAGCAGCAGCAATTGACTAACCAAACAAAACACAAAGGAGATACATAATGAACGTAATGCAAAATTGCAAATTTGTCAGGGCGATTAGCCCAGCAGCATTGCTTGACAATGCAACTGCGACAGCATCGGTTATCGATACTCGCGGATATGACTATTGCACAATCATTTGTCAGCTTGGAGCAACTGACATTGCTTGGGCCGCTTTGAAGGTGCAATCTTCGACAACTAGCGGCGGTTCTTACACTGACGTAACGAACGCCACATTCAATGGCGGTTCTGGCGTTGGTGGTGCAACTCTAGCTTTGCCATCCGCGACCGATGACGACCAAGTTTGCGTGTTTCAAATCGACATGCGAGGCAAGGAGCCATTCTTGAAGGTTGTTGCTACTTGCGGTGACGGAACTGTGGGTGGATATATTGCGGCAACCGCAGTATTGAGCAAAGCAAAGCTTGCTCCATCTACATCGGTAACGATGGCTGACGGCGACGTTTGCCGAGTCTAGTTATGGACTTGGTATTGCTAAAAGATTGGAACGGCCTGCGAAGTGGTTTCCGCTTGGCAGGCGTTCCTGGTGGTCAAGCGGAACAGTTGGTACTTCGGGGAATAGCGAAACATGAAAACGCACACGCTGACTCCGGAATCGATTTCGGGACCATCGAGCGAACCGATAACACTGAGCGAAGCAAAGAAGCAACTGGAAATAAGCGAGAGCGACGACGCTCACGATGAGCAGTTGCGAACCGCTATTCAAGAAGCTCGAGAACAGTGGGAATCGGATACTGACTCGATTACTTGTTACCAGACGCTCCGCATCAAGACGGATCGCATCGCGTGTCAGTCGCAAGAGTTTCCAGGCACAATTGGTTACTTTGCGTATTCGCTCGAAGGTCTTGTTTTACCTAAACGCCCAATCGTTTCGATTACTTCGATTAAGTATTACGACGTTGGCAACACGCTTACGACGTTACCAACGAGCATTTATAATCTCGACACGGCACGCGGTAGGCTCCAGTTGCAGTACTTGCAAAATTGGCCTTCGACTGTATCGCGTTGGGACGCTTGGGAAATCACATACCAAAGCGGATTCTCACAAGATGGGACATTGGTGCCTGCAATTGCCAAGCGTGCAATGCTGCTGCTGGTAGGTCACTACTTTGAGAATCGCGACATGCTTGTCTCGCCAGGCATGGCAGACATGAAAGCTTACGAAAACTTGATCAAGAAGTTCATGAGGTCGACATACCCATGACAACTTTTCGACCACGCAACTTGCGGCTTGGCGCAATGCGACACCGCATCACCATACAAGCACCTACAGAATCAGTTGACGCTACAGGTCAGCCAGTAGTCACCTGGACCAATTACGCACTAAACGAGCCAGCATCAGTACAGCCACGCGGCGGAACTGAATACATGCGAGGCAGGCAATTAGAAGCAAGTGGAATCATGTGGTTCGTCATTCGGTGGAGAAGCGACATTACCACGTTTATGAGTATTTTGCACGAAGGTTTGCGATACGGAATTACCGCAATCGATGCTGTCGAAGGTGGTCGACGCTACTTAGAGATCACGGCAAAGACGGTGGACCAATGACAATCGAACTCAAAATAGAATTCGATGAAAAGCAAATCGAGAAGCTTAGACGTATACCAATCATGCTTCGATTAGGTCCAGCAGAACGCACGCTTAAGGCGATGGCAAAACCTATTTTAGATCGCGGCAAACAGCTTGCACCAGATTCGAGAAAGCCAAGCCGTAACAGCAAAGACGGTCGACCAACACGCGACAAGATGAGCGCCAAAGCGAAAGCGAAATGGCCTGAGTCTGCACGTAATAACCTCGGAGTGATTTATCGAAAAGGCGAAAGCGGTGGTTACTTGGTTATCGGTGGTAAGAGTCCACGAGCAAATAGCCTTAACTTTGATTCTGGCAAAAAGACAGGTAGCGTGCGTGTGTTATGGGACCCAACCAAGACAAGAACGCAACCGCGTAAATACGTGCCAGCAAGCGAACGCTTTATGCAGCGAGCGCTGGACGAAACACGCCAAGCGCAAATCACGGCTGGATTCAATCAATTAGAAAAAGAACTACGGGAGCTAAACCTTGGCTAAAAACAGAGTTTTCACTGGAACTGTCGGATTGACTGGAACAACGTCAGATCCATTTAGCTTGTCCGCAAGCCAAATCCCATTAGCACTTATAACGCCAGCAACGCTGACCAGCACGACGTTTACATTTCAAGGTTCGGCAGATGGCGCAACGTATGTCCCTATTTACTACGAATCGACTGCGTACTCAGTCACGGTTTCCACTTCGCGATGGATCGCATTAGACCGTAGAGCCTTTGAAGGTTGCAGATACATCAAGATCATTGGCGGATCGTCTGAGGGTGCTCTTAGGACGATCGGAGTAGTTACAGGCGAATAATGGCAAACACAGTCGGCAAGGCACTACGCGCAAAACTGCTCTCCTACAGCTCAATAACGAGCCTAATAGGGCAACGCATGTATCCAAGTGCTTTACTGACAAAGGCAACCATGCCAGCAGTCGTTTACACCAAGCTACGCACGACACGAGAACACACAATCGACAACGTTACCCAGCTTGCACATGCACTGTATCAAATCGATTGCTACGCATTAACCAAGGATACCGCAGACAGTGTATCGAAAGCGATTCAAGACTGCGGAATCTGTGCGTTCAATGGCACTATATCCGGCATCAAGTTTCACGGCACGGAGATTTCGAGCGGTGAATACGATGGCGACGAAAGCCCAACAGACGGAAATCAGGAACATCGTTACATCACTTCATTTGATCTCGAAGTCCACTATCAGGAGGCTTAAATGGCAGTTCTAACTTCGCCAATCACTGGCAACGGAACCACGGTTAGTGGTCTCGGGCAAACTACGTTTGTCAAGAAGATTTCAGGTTTGCAAGACAATATTGCAACATTCGACATCTCAACACTTTCGTCTACCGGCTACAAAAAGATTAAAAAGTCGGACTTGGCCGACAATCCAAAAGTTGTCGTGGAGTGCTTCCACATTGGCAACGCATTCACCATCGGGGCGACTGGCACTTTCACTGTCACTTGGCCTGCTGCTGGTTCGCTCGCTGGCACTGGTATCGTGACAAACGTCAAATATCCAGACGCCGAAAACGGTGCTGCGATGATGTGCAGCTATGAGGTTACTTTCGATGGCGCGACGGGACCAGCGTATACCGGTGCTTAATCATGAAGGTCGAACTAGTACAACACACAGGAATCCGATTTGACAAAATGGTTGTTGAGTTTGACCAGTGGCAAGTATTTGCTACTGGATCAGACGAACAACGCGTTTTGGTCGGATACCTTTCGCACGATGAATCCATACCGCTGATGACTATTTGTAATCAGCCGATGAACGTATTGCGTGAGCTTATCGAAAAGCTTGAGAAGATTACTAAGCGTAAAGTGATTCCGCCTGTTGAGATTGTCTATCCGCCCGAGATAGATAACGAAGCGGGCGACGACGAACTCGAAGAGGAAGACGAAACAGATGGCGATAGTTGATAAGGATTCTCTTGCTGAGGTGCTTGGCCTTCCACTACAGGAAAAGACTGTAGTGTACGAAGGACGCGAATACCGTTTGCGAGAGATGAACGAAGAACAAGCGGTAGCTTACGAACTCGATTTGCAAGACAAGAAAGGCAAGTTCGACGTTAAGAAGATGCGGCGAACGCTGATTGCTCACTCGTGGATTGGTCCAGATGGTGAACGGCTAATAACCGACTCGGATCAACTCAAAACGATGCGGCGTTCACTTGCTGGCTACTTGTTTGACGAGTGCCAAAAGCTGAACCGGTACGAATCTGGCGAGTTAGAGGGCTTAGTAAAAAACTCCGAAGAAGCCGGAAGCTGAGACTAGCTTACCGGCTGGCACTTGAATGGGGAATCGTAGACGTTGAGAAATGGCTTCGAACTCTTCCGAAAGGTGCTTTGGACAAGTGGGCCGCATTCGATGCGGTCGAGCCAATTGGCGAACGCTGGATGCAGACGGCACAGCTTACGACGATGGTCGAAAGGCTTATTGAGCAGAACGCGCTACATAGAGGGTTTGACAAGTTCACACCAACGACAATCGAAAACAACATGCCACCACGTTACATGCGTGAAAAGGCCACGAAGCAGACCGCAACGAAGCCAGCCAAGCCAACAAGTCAGCACATGCAATTCCATCAATTAGCCGCATCACTTGGGCTTAGCGAGGTAGTTATAAAACATGGCCGGTTCAATCAATCTAGCTAACGTTGCACTTGGGTTTGACTCAAGCAAGATCACAAAAGGTGTGCTGGATTCTGCTGGTGAAATGCGGAAGCTCAACCAAATTTTCCGTGAGTCGATTGCGCCAGTCGACAAGTACAACGCTGACTTGAAGATTCTTGAAAAGGCTCATGCCGCTGGTGCTATCAGTGCGGATCGTATGCGGCAGGCGGTTGCTAGCTTACAAGAGAAGTATAAGCAAGGTCCATCTGGTGGTGCTGGCATTCTTGGCGGAGACATCAAAAGCACTTTGGCGCAATACGCTGGGGCTGCTGCTGCCTTTCAAGGAGTCAAAAGCGCATTAAGTCTTGCAGCTACAGCAGAGTCGAACAAGATTTCGCTTGGTGTCCTTACGGGTTCGGCTGAAAAAGCGAAAGAATTGTTTGAAGGATTTCAAAGGCTCGACAGAGAATCGCCGTTGTCGCGACAGGACTTTTCGCGAGCCGCACAAACGTTGATTGGCTACGGATACGCTGCTGACATTACGTTGCCAGCGTTAAAGCAACTTAGCGAAATTTCTGTCGGAAACGCTGATAAATTTCAGTCGCTATCGCTCGCATTCGGGCAGGTGCAGGCTGCTGGACGATTAATGGGACAAGAAGTTTTGCAAATGGTTAACTCTGGTTTTAATCCACTAGCGGAAATCAGCCGAACAACTGGTCGCAGCATGGCGGAACTGAAAAAGGCTATGGAGGACGGTGCCATATCCGCGAGCATGGTTGAAGATGCATTGCGTTCGGCTACGGAGGAAGGTGGGCGATTCTATGGCATGAATGAGCAGTTGAAGAATAGTGCTGCTGGTCAATGGGCCAAGATGCAATCGGATGTTCAGTTGCTCGCCACTGAAATCGGCACAAATCTTCTTCCGGCGGCAAAGGCGTTTATGCAAGTAATGTCTGCTGGTTCTGACAAAAACGGAAATGGAGGTGTTTTAGCAGCTTCAGCCAGTGCTTTTTCCACAACCGTTGACTTTGCTGTGGCAACGCTATCGGACGCATTTACGAATCTTGACGGCAACTCGATGGGAAGCGCAATAGGCGATGCTCAGTCAAGAATGGAAAGCATGCTTGTTGCTGCTGACAACAAAAAGAACGCAAAAGTTGCAACAAAGGAAGAGCAAGAAGAGAAACAAAGGCTTGCTTTAGAGAGGCACAGAAAAGAACTGCAAGATGCAAGAGAATTAGCTGAAGAACAAAAACACCAGCAAGAAGTAGCTCAACAAGAATTTGAAGATGCACGCCTAGCCTTTGAAGAATACGCGCGTCGCGTTGAAGCTGAAGAGAAGCAGGCCGCACTAGAAGAAGAATTTAAACGAAGAGAAGAGCATATTCAAAAAGAAGCCAAAAAGAAGATTGACAAGCTTTCAGAAGATCGTGGCGGCGTGACGGAAACCAGCGCGGCAACGCTTAGAGCTGGAACTGTCGAGGCGTACAAGTTTCTTCTTCAGCAGAAAGACAAGTCATCGGAGCAACGCGAGCGAGTCATACAAAAACAAAACGACATCCACGAAACAATGAAGGAACAGCTTGCAGAACTTCGAGCACAGCCAAAATTCGGAAAGGTGCGAAACTAAATGGCAACAGCAATTGTCGGAGAAATGCGAGAGGGTTCGGCATCGGTCAAGAACGGTAACGCAGCAACGCTTTTAGTGTTTTCGTCACAATTCCATTTCTTGGTCGTCTCTGATGACATCAATGTAACTCGCGAAGATGTCATCCTAAACACAAGCGGTCTTCCGTTCGTTGGTATTACCTACGGACTAATCAACGCAGTTTGCACAGGAATAGATGCAAAACGCAGGAAAGACAACGCTTACTACTGGGACGTAACTTGTAGCTTTGAAACTGGTCGTGAGTACCAAAAACGTTCAACAACCGATCCTGAAAGCAACGACCCAACAACCTGGATTCCAGTTTTCGTAATTGATTCGTTTGAAACAAAACAACGCATTCGCACGACCGACAAATCTCCAACACCACAACGTTGCGTCAATTCTGCGAATCAGCCGTTTACCGATCCTTTGGTAGAACTTGTGACGATGTGCAGTTACACGTTTACACAGTTTGAAGATCCATCACAAGACATCAACACAATCATGGACCGCAACGATACGGTAAACAAGCTCTTGTTCCGTGGGCGTGCTGCAAGGACGCTAAAGCTCAACGTTACGTCTGCTGAGTTGGGCTATTACCTTGGAGTCGCTGCATGGCGCGTTGGTTATCGCGTCACTTACGACAGGGACACATGGGACGAAAGGATCTTGAACGTTGGGCCGAATCAACTTGTTTCTGGAAAACTCAGGCCATGTATGGACGGAGAAAATCAATTCAGGATCGTTGCTAGACTCAATCCAGACGGAACGCAAGGGCAAGCAGATCTTCCACCCTACGAAATTGTTTTTCGAATGAAAACAGAAATAGACTTCAATACGTTCATTAGGGTTTGATGATGGACGACAATTTTGTATATGGATTCAACAAGCCTGATGCAGACCAGATATTGCGACAGGCTGGGCTACAACGTCCTGTTTCGTCTCCGCACAACATCTACGACGCGACGCGATTGCTCATCGGCTACACAGCAGCAGGAGCAACAGCTCGCAGCGGAACAACGCTTGGAACTGGCACGTTTGTAGTCTACTACCCTGCACTAAGCGGCAGCAATCGAATACTTACCGCTTCATCCGACACTACAGCGATCACGTTTTACAACCTATCAACAACGGCTGTTGCTGCAACAAAGTATGTCATGTTGCTACGTTGGGGCGATATTTGGGTTTGCAACTGGGAAGAGTGCTGACGTGGCATGCCGCAAGAACTCACCAGGGAAGCCTTGTTGCGAATCAACACTGGACTGCTCAAACAGATCGGTTTTGCCTGCTACATTTACGTATCTTGGTCGGTCCATTGCTCGGTCTGAATGGTTTGAAGCTCCGCAAGCAAACGGGAATTGTTGCTGGAGTTTTGCAATAACAAGGAACGATCCGTGGACGACTGTGTGTAGTATTCCGGCTTCTTTGATCGGAATGGAATCCATCTTAATTGGCACTTACAAACGCTATGCGGTTAGCATATCCATCGCAATTGGCTCTTCGCAATGTACCTCGCAAGGTGCACCAGTTACGCAAACGATAGTATCAATCAATAACCACTACGGGTATTTGCGCAGGAACCTTTTGTACGATCCTCCAAGCCTTGGTTGTGATGTTTACGGCGCTCAGCTTCAGTTCACTTTTCCTGGTTTTTTCCCAGCTAATCCAGACTATGCCGGAACATGGGTCCAGCGACGAACAAAGTTTTATTCGTCTTTGTCTGCTGCAACTTACACGCTAACTTCGTCAGATCGTTCGACAACATGCACGGGCGGGTGTGCTGGATATTACGCAATAGAGTCTGGGTCTGTAACACTCACGACAGCAACTACAGGCCAATCAATTACACTTGGGCCAGACAATACCGACTGGACTTTCGCCACAACATAGGGTTTTGCCATGACTGCATTAACAACACCAACAGACGTACAACCAGGTTCAGCAACCAACGCTGGATCGCCGGTTCAGTACGGTGCTACAATCACGTTTGGAACGGTTGTCTAGCTAGACTCAGCCGACAACAAACATAAGGTCGCGAAGAACAACGGCACCGCAGCCGAATCGAGGGCTGTAGGTATTGCCATCACGCCTGGGGTCGATACCGGATATGGTTTCATAGCGTCTACAGCAGGTTCAATCATTACGCTAACAGGCGTGACCATGACGGTTGGGGACACGTATTTTCTGGGGACCGCTGGAGCGATAGTCCCGCAAGCTGACGTTTCCACAGGTCGGTATGTGACAAGGCTTGGAACTGCGTATTCCGCAACGCAATTGTTGTTGTCGATAGAGGCAACGCTAATCCCGCATGCCTGACGTTTTTGAGTTTTTCGACCCGGCTGTGGCAGCATCATCGGTGTTTTACACCAGTGATTTTGCCATATTTGAAGATCCTCTACTCTCGCTATACCATGCCCTCTGGAAAGAATTCCACAGCAAGCAAAACCCTACGCCAGACTGGTTTGAAGACTGGTGCAAACGCGTTCCTGGTGGTTTATGCGGGTGCGGTAGTTGGCTAAGAGACTACATAGCCAACAATCCACCGGACTACGAAAACTGGTATGCGTATTCGGTAAAATTGCACAACGCGGTGAATGTTAAGCTTGGTAAGGCTATTTGGGTTTTAGACAAAACGTAAATTCCTGATGCGTTACACCATCAATATCGACTAGTTCGGATTTTTCGACATAAGCAGGCATACAGAACGAATAGCCATTTTGCAGCCTGTACTTGTTTTGCTTTTTCCGCAATCTTGCTTTGCGTTGCAATCTGCCTCCAAGATGCCTTTTCCCTGATGGAAGAGGATAGTGAATTGTCACGTTATTCACTTCCATCGGGATTGGTTCGATTCCGTAGGAAATGGTCACTTGTTCTGTTGGTTTTAAAATCATGTTTTTGCTTTCGTATAAACCAGCCGCACTTACTTTGATTTAGTCCGCACCTACTCAGGATCCTTCCACCAATCAGCTTTGAGCGTTGGGTCATCGTCGCCGTAAGGCTTATTCGGGTCTGTCTCTGGTTCTTCTCCTTGCCACGAATCGCAACCGAAGTCGTGAGGGGTTATCATCGCTGCGGAGAACTCCCAACCTGATGGAATATCAATGTCGTTTTCCTCGATGCCACGGAACTGTTTTTTGCCGTTCGTGCAAACCATCGGAACGATCATTACTCGCGTCTCGTGCTCGCGAATCATACCGCATTCGCCTTTTAGCATTTTGTCGCCGTAGGACGCCCAAAACTCGCAATTACTGCACTTCTTCATTCTCATTTTCCTTTGCGATAAAATGCAAGACGCTTCCGATTCCAGTAACAATGAGCATCAAGCCATTGTCGAGATTTGCCACTAATTCAATTAGATCGCGAGCTTTTTGCTCCGCTCCATCATCGCCGTTGGTGAGCGCGTGCTGTATTTGTTCGATGTTCGCAATCTGCAAGACGGCGGCTAGCTTTTCTTCTTTTGAGTACATTATTTACTTTCTGCTTTCTGATCCGCACTCAGTTTGCGAACGTAGGCAACTACGACACCTTGCATTGGGCAATCCTCCCATTTGGTTTCATCGTCCAAACTCCCGCAGACATCGTGTTGGATTTGTGTGATTATCCAAGTACCGTTATTTGTGTCGATCAGCTCGCCAACTATCGGGCGCACGTGAGCGCGATAGCGTCCTATGATGTTGTCGCTCCCGTCGATCACCAGGATTCTAATGCTCATTTGGTTTCTGTCTCATCATCCGACGTTTTGAAACGGTCTTGCATGTCTACAATGTACGGGAGTATCGCAGGATCGATTTGTGGCACAATCGTTTTGCCAAGTTCTGTCGCTTCGTCCGACGCTTTTGCCGCCATGATTTTATCGATCTCGCGCATTGCCCGACGCAAGTACACTGCCTGATCCAAGCATTCCTGGTAAGCGTGCTCTAGCCACTCCAGCAAGCATAGAGGGTTCTCGGCAACCGTTTTGCCATACTTGTTGATCCCCAACGCTTGACGCTCTGTAATGTCGTCACAAACCAATGCTTCGATGCCTTGCGGTTGACCTCGCATCGCTGCCAATTCTTGCTCAACGTCCAGATTGTCCCAAGCAGCTCCACCAGCCGCACGGATAGCGTCGTAGGATTCGGCAAACGTGCTGCCGTCTCTCTTACTCCAAAGCACTCCGCATCGGCCACAGCAATAGTTGTCGCCAGCTAGGATGTACGTAATCAGCTCGCCGCACGTTGGGCAATCAATTGCTTGTGTCACTCTTTCACCTCGTTAGTTTCTGACATCGGAGCCGCAGCTTCCACAAAACGAA